TCGATGCGCCCGGACGCACAGAGCCGAAGGAAGGCGCCGGAGCGGGTGCCGGCGGCGGCGAAGGCGCGGGGGCCGCGGAGGGGCTCCCGTACCGCTCGAGGAGCCGCGTCTTGCGATCCTTGGCCGGCGCGGGCGAGGGCTGCGCCTCCGCGCTGGACCGCCCCGCCTGCACGGCGCCGAAGTCCGGCTCGACGATCGGGAACATGTCCTTGCCGACGATCACGTCGGGGAAGCGCTGGTGGTAGTTCTGCAGGAAGCGCTGCTCTGCGGCGTTGCGCGGTCCGCGCGACACGATCTCGTCGGCTCGGGCTCGCAGCCGCTTGTGCTCGAGGTCGAGCCGCTTCGACTCGGCGGTGAGCGGATCCTCGGGCTCGCGCTGCGGAGCCCGGCGGCGCAGCTTCCGCGCCGCGCCCGCGTAGTCCCCGCTCTGCGCGGCCTCGGTGATGACGTCCGGGAAGTTGTCGTAGAGGTCGGGGTCGAGCTGCTTGAACCAGTCGGGCACCGACGACTGCGGCGTGTAGGCGTCGATCGCCGCCTGGATGATCGACGGCGGCAGCCCGAACTTCACGACGAGGGGCAGCAGCGCACGCGCCACCTCGCCGGGACTGCGCTCCGCAGCGGCTCCACCCGGCGCTGCCGGATCGCCGAACGCGCCCGTCACCGCCGCACCGAGCGCCTCCTGGCCCGCCTGCTCGCGCAGCAGATCGAACGCGCTCTTCCAGCCCCCGTACTGCGTCCGCACCACGTCCGACGCGGCGTAGGGGTCCGTGCGCAGCATCTCCGCGAGCTCGCGCGCCCGCGCCGACCCGATCCCCTCGAACTGCGCGGCCGCGTGGTTGATGAACGCCGCGTGCTGGTCGTTCGCGCGCATCGCCTCGAACCCGGCTCCGATGACCCGGCCCATCTACTTGCCCCCGCCCATGCCGCTCAGCGGGTTCTCGAACACCTTGGCGACGACGCGGCCCCAGGTCGACGGCGCGTCCGGCGCCTGCGTGGGCGTGAAGGGCTGCGCCGAGAGGATCGACGGGATGAAGCCCAGCCACGGGTTTGCCCACGGCTGCGACATCTCCCAGCGCTGGTACTCCGAGGCGAGCTGCTCGCTCTGGATCCCGCGCTGCGTCTCGCCGAGCATCGACGCGACGTCGATCCCCGAGAGCTCGTCGGCCAGCATCTGCTGCGTCGCGCCCAGCCGGCGTCCCGCCGCCGACTCGAGCGCCTCTTCCATGCGCTGCTGGCCGAGGAACCGGTACTCGGCGCGCTGGCCGGCGAGCTGAGACGCGAGATCCCCGCCGCTCTCGCCGAGCGCGTCGATGACGGCTCCGCTCGGGCCCGCGGCGCCGTACTGCTGCAGGATCGTCGGAATGATCCTCGACTCCCACATGCGCATCGTCGGCGCTTCGATGCCCTCGGTGTACACGCGCTCGTACTCGCCGGGGCTGGCCGAGAACGCCGGGCGCCCCGAGGCGAGGTCCGTCAGCGCCGAGCGCCGCGCCATGCCGTCCGCGCCCTGGCCGAACATCGAGCCGAGCGAGAACGCGCGCTCCTGCATCGGGCTCGCCCCGGGCACGAGCGGGCCCAGGTACGGATCGATGCCGCGGCCGATCTGCCCGGCGACGAGGCCCGCGATGTTCTGGAACGTGCGGTCCTGGTTCGAGCCCGGCTCGTAGTTGTAGAGCTTGCTCTTCTTGCCCTTCTTCAGCAGGAAGCCCACGGCTCACCCCCTCATCAGGCCGTGCCGCTGCGGCCGAGAACGAGACAGGATCGCGAGCATCGAGTTGCCGATGTTCGGGCGGGCGAGCTCGACGGGTACGACACCGTGACGGGTCCCGCCGACGATCGGGCGGCCGTAGCCGGCGGGCTCGCCCTGTTCGCTGATCCCTTCGGACAGCGCGCCGCGTGCGGCGTCGAGCATCCCGCCCTGACGCCGTTTCGTGTTCGGATCCATCGAGCCGAGCAGCATCCGGTCGAGCCTGCTCATAACGTCGTTGTCGTTCGGGTTCGGCTCCTGGCCGCCGCCGCCCATGCCCATGCTGCCGGCGGCGATGCGGCCGACGAGCTGCCCGCTCTTCGATCCGCCCGTCTGCCCCGGGACCCCGAGCCCCGACATGACGCCCTGCAGGAAGCCGCCGTTCACGCCCGGCCCGGCCGCCGGCGCGACGTGCGCTGCGATCGTGGCCGGGTTCATGCCCGTGAGCAGGCCCGGCGCGCTCGAGGCCACGCCCGGCGCGGTGTTCGCGACCGCCGTGGCGAGCTGCGCCGGATTCATGCCCGTCAGCGCCCCCGGGCCCGCGGACCTGGCGACCTGCGCAGCCATCTCCGGCAGCGACCCCAGGGC